CTTATTTTGATTTAATCGAAGAAGTTCGTACTTTGTATTTTCAAAATTTAATAGAATTGTGTGACGCTGACGCTGAATTGGTTGAAAGTGATTTGGGTAAAAAGGCTATATTTGAAGGTAGAGAAGTATATTTGGATGCGCCTATTGAAGACGAAGAAGATTTATTGATGGAATTGAAACATAGAGGTCGCACAGTTCATTTAAGTAGACCATTTAGAACTCCAGGTGGCCCTAAAAAGTATGCTGTATACGTTAAATCCAAGAATGGCAAAGTTAAAAAAGTAACATTTGGTGATCCAAATATGAGAAGCAGAGCTGGTAACAAGGCTCGTCGTAAGAGTTTCGCAGCTAGACATAGATGTAGTCAAAAGAAAGATAGAACTACCGCTGGATACTGGAGTTGCCGTAGTCACAGAATGCGTTCTCTTGGTAACAAAGGACGAGGAAAGTATTGGTAATGGATTTGCCGTTCACAGAAAAATCCGTGGGTAACAATCAGTATATAAGAGAATTTAGTACTGATGTAGATACGCACGAATTGGAATGGCATATAGACAAAGAAGATAGAACTATAGAAGTTATAGAAAATATAGATTGGCAGTTTCAATTGGACAATAATCTACCACAATTACTTAAAGAAACAATATTTATACCTAAAGAAACATATCACCGTGTAATAAAAGGCACTGGTAATTTAAAAGTAAAAATAACAAAACACGTATGAAATTTATCGATTTATTAACAGAAACTAAAATGTATGAAGGAATTGGATTGCCATCATCAGCTATTCAATCACTTGATTCGTTTGTAGCACAAGAATTAGGACCAGAATCTGAATTTGAAACCGAATTAGACGAAGCTGATATGTTAGGCGCTGGCACCACAGAATTGCCTTCTGATGCACTACAAGGATATTTGGATAGATCCGCCGGTAAGCCTGACTTTTACAAAAAAACTGGATTACCTAAATTGGATAAAAAAGGCAAACAAAAGTACACTACCACAAAAGATCCAACTGATAAATTTAAGTTTCCATATGTACATCCGAAACTTGCAAGAGAAATACAAATCGTAGATCCAAATGGACGCAAGTTTGATTTATCTAAGTTAAAAACCCATATTACAACACGACCTGATAAGATTTTAAAACAAAATGAAAAAATCTCACACAGTGGCGGAGAAAGTACTCAGTTTTATAATATAGGATTGCCAGCTTTACAAGGCCTTGGATATGACGAAAAAAATCAAAAGTTTGTTATCATAAATACTTGTCCAGGCGCAGGTGCGTGTAAAGTTTATTGTTATGCTAAAAAAGGCGGTTATGTACAATATATGCCTGTTAACACATCACAAACAAGACAACTTAACTTTTTGTTAAATGACCCAGAAGGTTATAGAAATATGTTGGCAGCTGAAATTAAATCCGCATATGATAAAAATAAAAAGAAGAAAGTCAAAACAGTAATCAGATGGCACGATTCTGGTGATTTCTTTAGTGAAGATTATTTGAATTTAGCATATAATGTTGCTAGAATGTTTCCCGATGTAGATTTCTACGCTTATACCAAGATGGCAAGTGTTGCTAAAGGTGATAAGCCAGTAAATTTCAAAATGAATTTTAGCGCTGGTGCAAAACCGGATCAAGAAAAACAAATAAATCTACAAACCACTAAACATTCTACGGTAGTACCAAAACAAATGTTTGCTGATTTGGTTGATAGAATGGAAATTCCCGATCCAGATTTTATACCAGATCCAAAAAAACCCAACAAACAACCTAAATTAATTAAAAAGTTGGTTTATAAATCGCCAGCAGCTATTGATATTTTAAAGAAAAAGTTGGCATTAAAGTATAACGTACCTGAAGATAGTGTTATTACTTACGACGAAATGATGAGTATTCCTGTGGGAGTTATGCCAAAATGGAATGTTATTGTTAAACCAGGCGATGGCGATGACAGTGCAAATAGAGCAGATGTAATAGGAACTTGGTTACTAATTCACTAATTTAGTTGTATTATCTCAGTCAAGAGATATTTATAATTAATGAGTGCTAATTTAGATCAAGATAGGGTAAGATGGCCTGGGAGTGGTAGTAGTGTTACTCAAAACACTGTGCCATTTGGTTATTACTTAAGCGAAAGTTGTAACACAGGATCTGGCGAAACTACTTTTGAAAATGATTGTAGTAGTAGTGCTATGTGGGCAGCAAAACGTTTGGGTTATCCTATTGTCGATATTGAAATGATCGATGTTAATTTTTATGCCTGTTTTGAAGAATCTGTATTGGAATATAACCGTGTAGTTAACGAATTCAACATCGTTAATAATATGGTAAATTTACAAGGATTACCACAAAACCAATACAAAAATTTAACAGGTCTAGGAGTAAAAAGTACAGGATTGCCTTTTATAATTCAATTGAGCAAACAATATGGTGCAGAAGCACTTGTTGGTGGCGAATATGAAGTTAAACGCAATTATATTACTGTCAGTGGCAGTGTTAATCCAAGCAGCACACAACAAGTTTATGACTTAAATCAATTGATTGGTAAAGATATTGAACACTTGACAGGCTCTCGTATCGAAGTTAAACGTGTATTTCACCAAAGACCGCCAGCAATTGCTCGTATTTATGATCCGTTTAGTATGACTGGTATGAGTTATAGTAACGTACTAACAGAAATGGGATTTAGCGCATACAGTCCTGCTACACAATTCTTAATGACTCCGATCTTTGAAGACTTGGAACGTGTACAAGCTATTGAGTTTAATGATATGGTTCGTAAAAGCGCATATAGTTTTGAAATTCTAGGTAATAATAAGTTGAGAATATTTCCAATTCCAACCGACAATTTCAAAGTTTATATAGATTATATAGTTGAAAGTGAACGTGATATCACAAACTTCTACAGTGGATCTCGTTATGAATACATTAGCGATCCAAGTGATATACCATACGAATACTGTACATATTGTAAGATAAATCAACCAGGCAAACAGTGGATCAAGAAATATTTCTTGGCTTTGTGCAAAGAAACATTGGGACGTATATTACAAAAATATAGTACAGTACCAATTCCAGGTGGCGAAGTAACTCTTGACGGTGCGGAGTTACGTTCTGAAGCCAAGGAGGAAAAAGACACATTGCTTGATAAATTGAGAGATATGTTGGAAAAAACCTTGCGAGTCAATCAATTGGAAAATAAAGGTAAGGAAAGCGAAGAAATGAATAAGATGCTTTCCAGAGTACCACTACACATTTATATAGGATAATTTATGGCAGCACCTGTATCACCACAATACCCTAAACAAAATCCAGCTTTTAAGCAATACTGGACATCTACACGTAAAGATGTGGGTATTTATAACAATAATTATTCTCCCGGTAGATACTTTTCTCCAAGAGATATAAATTTTTTGGGAAGTGTTAATTCTGAATTAATCGGTGATATAATCGAATGCGTTGTACAAGTATTTAAAATTGCAGCTTATGAAACCAATACCAATATCTACGGTGAAAGCAGTAGTGACAAGGGTAAGGTTTTTTACTCTGGTATAGACTTGAGTTGTTTGGTGCAACGTGAAGACATTAACACAGAAAATCAAGGATATGGACCTGATAGAAAACAAGATATTGTTTACAGATTTAGAGAACGTGATTGTATTACCACGAACTATTTCCCAGAAATTGGCGATTTGGTGCTTTACAATGAACGTTATTATGAAATTGATAACGTAGTTCAAGAACAATTCTTGGGTGGTCATCCTGATAAGTCTTGGAGTTTGATTGTTAATACTCATTACACAAGACTAAGCAAAATTAACCTAGTAGAAAGACAAACATAATTTATGGCTTGGGGTCCAAATACTAATACAAATCCGCCGCCAAATCCTATTGAAAACGCATCTGCACAATCAGATGTTAAAAAGTTCTATAATAGAGCCAACGCAACTCGTCGGGACACAGATAAACAAAAGAATTTTACTGTAACGTTATTGGACGTTGATACAGCTATTATCAACACATTAGATAGTACTTTAAGACTACAAGTAAACGATAATGGTGAAGTTGTCAAGGTGCCAATTATATATGGCAATCCAGAAAGATGGTTTGCTATGAAAAAGTTTGGTCATATCAGAGACAATCAAGGCAAAATATTGTTGCCAGCTGTTATGATTCGTAGAAAAAGTGTAGAAAATAACAAAGATCTTGCAACATTTAATCGTTATTTGAGTTATGAAACCATAATGAATTATAGCGAGAAAAACAAATATGACAGATTTGATTTGATGAACAAAGGTGCGTTTGCAAGCAA